CCATTTTCTTTTTTTTCTTTTTCATTTTTTTTTTTGTTACCTTACAGAACACTTGACCGCATTCATGCCACGTTTAAGTTGGAATGTAACCTTTTAAGAACCTTTAAAAACAATCATTTGCCGACGATCATTGCAGTTTTCAATTGCAAGACTTCCCAGCTCCCAAATCATTTCAAAAGGAACACCTACTAGCCATCGCCTGGTCTTTGGATTTGTGTTTTAACCTGGTTTGCGCCTCCAGGAAAGAAGAAAGCTAAGCTCTCACCCGCTTCTTTGCAGCAGCAGGAACCATCATCATATTGCCGGCACCACCATTAGTCTTCAAATTTCTAGACTTAACGGGCTGTGCCAACACTAACTTGGTCTTATTCTTTTTGTTTTTCTTTTTGCGCGGAACAGGCGCAGCTTCACCCCCTCTCAAAAGAGGAGTGGCAACCTTACCAACTTTACTCACAGCTTGAGCAATCGGATGGGGAACCCAGGAAGCAACATTCGAAACCATTTCAACAACAGAAGCGAACCAATCACCCAAACCATTTTCTGCAACAGGAACACCAACAGGCATCCTGGAGATGGCATGAGTATACACCTCAAGTGCGATTGGATCATAATCTGCACATCGAGTAGCCAACGATAGAATATCAAGTTGACTTTGATTAGGAAATGTTTCCCAAGACGCTATCATCGTCAAATCCAACGTGCTCTGCTCGGAGAGCCCTGAATACCACTGAATTGATGTGTGGATCGGATTAAGATGAAAAGGTGTAACAGTAAACTGCATGGCACCAGCACCAGGCATCGGATTGGGAAACAGGACAGGTTCGTCTTGTCCTTCAAAATCATCGGTGTCATATTTTGTCAAAATAGGAATGTTGTAATCCATAGTGAAGGGAGCATTCTCACTTCCATGAAAAGAACAAACAGAATAACCTCCTTCAGCGGCAGTTCTCTTAATTGACCCAGGAATTTGCATAAGCTGGTCCAGGGTTTGAGGAGGAAGTCGCGTATATGTTCCATCAAACGTCCCAATAGGGCCCGTACCATCACCAAGAGTGGTGTATTGAAAGGTACTAGCATCCTTAGTAGTTTGATTCATTCTCGCATAGGCAACAGATCCTTGCATATAAAGCTGGGAAGTTGTGTTGCGGACTTCAAATCCTTGAGAGGTTAGCCGGCCAAGGCCAGTTGTAAAGGGGGCAGTCACTTCAAGTGAACCCAAATCAATGACACCAGGTGTGTCAATATCAAACACAGTTCCAGTAGGAAAAGCAAAGGCTTGTACTCCACCGATATTGGGCGTGAAACCACTAGGGTTAGATTGTCCAACAACAGTATTTCCAACTCGGGAACCCGAACGAACAAATTCGTTGAGTCTTCCCCAGGGCCAGGCAACAATGATAATATCAAAATTCCCGGCAGCAATTCCTGCAGGTTTGGATAATGTTTGACTCTGAGTCCATTTTCGGACAACGGAAGTTCCACACTCGGAATCCGGCCATCCTTGATGTTTTGTTGTCCTATCATGGAAGGGATCGAGGGCATCAATCAGCCACCCTTTTCCTTCAGGGGTGAGAACCTTGTCTCGAACCCATGTATTGAGAATTCGTTCCGCGCGCAAAAAGGCGGGATTGTTTAGTGCGTCTGGCTTGCTGCCAGTGTCCATAACTTTTGAAACTTTCAGATTTTTCAAACTCTCGGTTTCAAAAGGATAACTGGTAAAAAAACGAACCAGGAATCGGACATCAAAGGTTTTCACCTTGACTTCAAGCAATCGGCCTTCGAACCCAGTGTAAAGACGTTGGGTGGAAAGACGGATAGCTCGGTGAGTGTTGGCTGATCCCAAGATCGTAATCAACTCTGAAGCATCAGAGCGATGCGAATCAATAAACCATCCGATGTAAAGACATAGGATATTAAAGATTGCTTCATTGGGATAAGCTAAAGTTGTGAGGGCAACAAGCCGCGTAAAGTAGGTTTCAATGTCCATCTGTCTCGGAGGAGACTGACAAACAGAAGCACAAACTTTAGCAAACCTGGGAGACGGAACATACATATTCCACTTTTGTTCAAAGTGAAAATAAGATCCGAGAAATGAATGGGTGGGTGAAATACGCTCACCAATTTTGGAAAGAGTTGCATGGAAAGCAGACTCTTTAATAGTTAATCCAAAATCAGCGTAGTAACCACGCACAAACTCCTTCCATGCATCGAGAGACATGCCAATAGTCATGGCATGAATTGAGCATAAGGAATCATCCCCATAAAAACTCTCTTCAGTACAGTCTTCAAC